ATAGCCGCTATCAACCATGGTATCATCTCCATTATGGTATTGGTTAGATAGGCAACGAGGACAACTGATGTACCTCCCTGCACAAGGTTGTTACTAATGTTTCCGTCATTCAAATCCATGGCATTTGATGTTTATGATGCAAGCTGAGACTGGGGCTGAGGCTGCGCCTGAAGTTGAGGCTGCGCCTGCTGCTGGGTCTGAGACTGCGCATTCTGAAGTTGTTGTTCATATTTATCAAGAATAGAGATAATCTTGGAGGAGTTGGGGAAGTTGCCCGCCTCGAGCGCCACACGGAATGGGATGCGTCCCTTGTCGGCTTCGGCAAGGAGCATCTGATTGGTGAGTGCGCGATAGACTGGTCCGTCGGCATCCTCGCTGATGGATATTTCCAAATCGACATCGGAGATAGTATCCATGTCGTAGGTAATGGTCTGTCCGGCTATGTTGATCTCTTTCTTTCCGGTGTAGAAGCACTTTATGACCTTCACGACCTTATAGGCTACATCTTCAAGGAAGGAGTTGTAGGAGGCGATAAGGTCAAGGATAGAGTATGACGCCTGAGTGGCTTTTGCCTGGTAGAGCACGCCGGACTCCGAGCCCTGACCCTTACCCTGGAGGGATGGCTGCACGCCCGACACATCGTCGACCATGCTGCGCGAGAGCTGCAGGATGTAGTCGAAACCGCCGGGGATGGATGATGCCACCGCCGTCTCGGGAGCCTTGCCTCCACGCTTAGATGTATAGAGAATGACGCCGTTGGAGCGCATCCACTGGTCGGCGATACTCTCGATAGGCATCTCGTCGGAGAGAGACTGGTCGTCAATCTTCAGAACACCCTTGGCAGCGTTGCGGATATAGAAGTCGAGCGCCACCATATAGTAGTTGAAATACTCCTGAGAGGGGATGACCTCGGAGATGAATGGATGAATCTCACCGTCGATAAACGGATAGGGCTTAAAAACGAATGGATGGAAGGACTCCGCGCCATTCCAATAGGGGCTAGCGCCCTCCTCGAGGATATATCCGTCGGGGGAGAGATAGCGGTAGTACCAATAGGCCTCGATGGCCCATTCATATCGGATGAGGTTCTCTTCCTCGAAGCGCTTCGGGTCCATGAAGTGGAGAATACGACCAGAGGCGTCGGTCATCGGAGTGCCGTCGGCATTGCGCTTGATGTTGAGTTCAAGTCGCTGGGCGTTGAGCTGCTCGAGCTGACGCTTCTGATTGTAGGGAACGTAGTAGGGTTCACTCTCCAGCGGGTCGTGGCAGAGCCATGCCTTGCGGCGCTCCTTGGTCCACAGTTCGATGACGCGACACTTGCCATACTCCGCGGGAGTGAAGAACGACGTGTTCTCGATGTCGTTGCGACGGTCGGTGGAGTACTGCGAAGCGACGTACTCCATGTCCATGCAGTGCTGGTAGATCTCGCGCAGACGTTCAAGGTCGTGGTCGGAGTGGGCGAAGAGCGATGAGAGCTTTGTAAAGTCGTATTCGTGAAGCATTCCGCAGAACTGGATGTCGTGGAGACGATAGTCGAGCGAGTAGGGGAAGAATACTGAGTTGGGGTTTATCTTATCGACAAAGACGTCCTCTTTGCCCTCCCGATGCGCCCACAAAACCTTGTAGACGGATAGCCCAGATATAAGAAACTCCTCGAATTCACGAGCGTCCATCTCACTGCGGTCGTTAAGCTTCATGTTTTGACGAAGAAGAACGGAGTAGACCTCCGCTGCCTCCTTCTCGGCGGGGTCGACCGCGTTGCAGATAGGCGCAGTGTTGTTGCCACGGAACTGTCCCTGCACGACACGTTTGATTTTGCCGAGGATATTGGTCTGCAGGGCGGGAATACCCTTCTCTTCCAGATACTTCTCCTTGGTCATGGTGCGGCCATTGTATGTGATGAGGCTCCGCTCGTACTGCTTGCCATAGGCGTAGGCCTTGCAGTTGGCGCGCATCTTGCGGAAGGGAGCCAGTCGACAGTGTGCATTGTAGGCTACGCGGAGCCAGCGCTCCGCGCGGCGTTCGCCATCGAAGTAGCGGCGCTCGTAAAGGAGTGAATCGTCTATTCTATCTGCCATATTGAGTCGTTATAATTAATAAGGCAAAATAAGATAATATAGGTGAGAAAGGCTGGATAAAACAAAATGCTCTATTATATCAAAGGAATAAGGTTGGAGGTTCCTATATTTGTGGAAATAAACATCATAAACAATGAAGAAGACAATCTGTATAGACTTTGACGGAGTTATCGCTCAGTACGACGGTGAGTTTGAGCAGGATAAGTTTGGAGAGCCTGTGGCTGGCGTGAAGAGTGCGCTGAAGGTGCTGAAGGAGAATGGTTACACGATAATCATCTTCACCACGAGAAAGCCGACTGCCAAGTTTAAGGAGTATCTGGAGGATAACGAAATCGTCTATGATGCTATAAACGAGAATCCCGATCAGCCGGAGGGAACCAACGAGGGCAAACCGCTGGCTGACATCTATCTGGACGACCGTGCCATCTGCTTCGACGGAAACTGGAGGTGGGCGCTGGAGAGAATTGCTTCGTTCAAGCCCTACTGCGAGGACAAGAAGAATGAACAGAAGGAGATGGCAGACATCTTCAAGCGCTATAAGGAGTATGCAAAGAAGAGTAATGTGATTATAGGATGAGCAGTATAAGCGTCAAGACATCGGATATATTTGAGCGCGTCTATGCGCTTACGGCCATTGCGGGCAGGCAGTCGGGCGATTTTGCGATTGTCGCCGCCACGCCTGACAATGACGATGCGCTGGGAGTGCTGCTAGAGACTGCCATCTCGGAGGCTGAGGCTGAACTGGCGTTGAGGCTTAGCAGCAGCAACCTGATAAGTATCCGCTATGATGGTACGAGCGTCGGCATAGAGCTGAACGACGTCATGAGGTTTAACAGTGGCTTGGCGAATCTGATAAATACGACATTTGAGGTTTACGCTTCGCAGTATGTGGCTGCTCTATGGATTGGCAACACTGAGGGAGCGAAGAGCCTGGCTGACGTATGGAAGAGCATGGCTGGCGCTCAGCTTGACACCCTGGCGAAGCTGGTGGGTGTGAGGGAGATGTATGTCGTCGATTCGGGGGACTACTCGGAACGAACCGAGGACACTTCGACTGGGACATCCGGCAGTGGAGTTGCTGTTGATTACTCGGAACGTGAGGAGGACACTTCGACGGAGACGGACGGCAGCGGAGTTGCTGTTGACTACTCGGAACGAACCGAGGACACTTCGACTGAGACGGACGGCAGCGGGGTTGCTGTTGACTACTCGGAGCGAACCGAGGACACTTCGACTGAGACGGAGGGCAGCGGCGTTGCTGTTGACTACTCGGAGCGAACCGAGGATGAGAGTATCGACAAGGGTGAAGAGAGCGCTGCGGACTACTCGGAGCGTGAAGATGATACCTTGGACGAGACGGAGGGCGGCGACAGCGCTGCGGACTACTCGGAGCGCAAGGAGGACGAGACTACGGACGACACTTCGAATGGAGACGGATTTGCTGACTACGCGCTGAGACGAGAGGACACGGAGTATACACGTGACGACAGAGTGACAGGCGTGAATGTCATTGAGAACGCGGACAGAGAGGTGCTGCTAGATAAATTTGGTAATCCAATAACATTTATATAATTATGCAAGAGAAACAGATAAAAATAACCCTGGAGAAAAAGCAGATAGCGAATGACGTTGTCGTCCAGAGTAATCTTCTGGGACGAACTTTGCGCGAGGCTGCGAAGAACAACAACGATAAGTCGGAACTGGCGTCACTCTTGATGACTCCTGACGACGGAGAGACGAAGCCCATCGTGGCAAGAGCTATGACAGCGGGCTTTGCTGCTGTGAAGAATGTCTGCGGTGTGTATCTGGTGACAGGCAGAAGCACTGACGACAACCGACTGGAGAAGATTGCGAGTACGTCGGGCTCAACGACCACTTATGGCAAGTTTGAGCTTGTGCTCTCGATGCCTATCAACTTCAATACCGGAGTGACGGAGACCATCAAGTCGGCAGCGCATAAGTCCATCGTGGACTATATCATGAAGGAGTTGCTGTTCAATCAGGTGGCAGACAAGGCGGCTGAGTATGAGAAGGCTCACCTGGCAGACCTTGAAGACCTGCGTACAGCTCTGAGAGCGAGAATCTCGGACATGCAGCGCCGCGCCGTGGACTGGACTTAACGGAAGGGACACGCATATATTGCCCAATCTTTACCGTAATATAATTATAGTAGCCATGTTTTCTCAGGGAGTCAGCCAACACAAGGCTGGCTCCTTTCTTTTTGGGGAAGACTGGCTTACGGCAGCTCCCGACGTGTTTCCCTCCCCTGCCGGCACACTCGGCTAGCGGTAGCGCATAGAGCGTGAGACCTCGTACTCGAGTCGGAGTCCGGAGATGTTGTCGGAGGGTGAGAGGCGGGTCTCGACGGCAAAGCGGAAGTACTTGAAGGAGCGTCCGACGATGTGGCGTCGGGTGAGTGAGCTGGTCTTGCCGAGGAGTGTCCATGTGACGGCATCCTGGGAGGCGTAGATCCAGACGGTGGCAGCGGCGCCTGTGCCCTGGAGTGCAAACTGATGGATGCGTTTGAGGGCGTAGGAGTCGAGCTTCAGGGGTCGGGTGAAGATGAGGCCGCTGACGGTGGAGCTATCGGCATAGGTGTAGCTGTCGGCCAGACGGACGATGTGTCCGTCGGAGGCCATCTGCACGTAGGAATAGGGATAGATGTTGAGCACGGTGCGCACGGCTGGGAATGTGGCTGAGCTCCAGGACTGGTCGGTGAGGGAGTAGACGAGCGCGTTGCCGCTACCATCTCCGGTGAAGAAGAGGATGCGGGAGTTGGCGTAGTCGTAGGCCACGGTTGCGGTCTGAAGGAGCGCAGCTATGTTGGTGTCGGGTATGCTCCATGAGGATGAGAGCGATGAGGGGAGCGTGTCGGGCACTCCGTCGAGCTGGCGGTTGATGCAGTTCATGGACATGCCATTGGTTATCATAGCGCCCTTCTCCGTGAGGAAGAGAACCTCGGAGTCGAGAATCGTGATCGAGGAGGGAAGGGTGCAGACATCGCGCTGCATGGGTGTAGGTGTAGAGTAGGTGCCATCGTCTTCGACACGGTAGGCGAAGTTGCCGTCGGAGCAGAAGAACATCATCTGGAACTGTCCCGCCTGACCTGTAGAGAGCGGTGTGGCTATGGTGGCGACGCCAAGAATCTGTCCGGTGCCAATGGTGTAGGCGCCACTGGTCGGGAAGACGAATGGGTTGTCGGCATCAGAGACGTAGAGTTTGTTTTGTTCACTTACCGGGTCGTTGCTTACG